ATTCACATTGATGCGCCTATTCCCTGCACCATCTGCTATAATGACGTTGTTGGATAAGGATGAGGACAATCCTGTTACATTAGCACCAATGATTGTATTATCGGTACCAGTTGTTATTCCTCTTCCTGTATTATATCCGACTGCTGTATTTCCTCCTGTTGCTGTGATATTCTCAACATCTTCAAGAGCATTTGAACCAACAGCAGTATTATATGATCCAGTGGCAACATTCTTTAATGCATCAGATCCTACTCCTGTATTATGTGATCCGATTGTATTATCATATAAGCTATTGACACCAATGGATGTATTGTCATTACCAGTGGTTGTATTATATAGTGAATAAGGACCAAATGCTGTGTTATTTGTTCCAGTTGTTATCAATGATCCAGCGCCCTTCCCAACTGTATTGTTAAACATTGAGGCACTCTGAATGATTTCAACACCTGAAATATTATTATCAACACGAACATCTAAAGCTGGAGTAATTGAAGCTGATATTCTTTTCAATGATATTACTAAACTACCATTGAAATCACTTGTCGGTGTAATTGTTAATATTCCTACACTTCTTGCATCAACACCATATTTACCAGTAGCTATGACTCCTGCGAATGTATATCCAGCAAATCCAACAGTAATAGAACCTGTTGTTCTTAGCGTCATTGTAATAACTAACTGGTATAATTCGTTCAATGAAGGTGAATATGTGTTAGTCAGGGCTGTTGTGTTATTATTCGTGTTTACAAATCCCGTAGCAAAACTTCCTGCCCATCCTGTCATATTCCATCCAGTTCCATCATATAATTCAGATGATAGAGTGGGTGAATTAGTACTTGCCATAACAGTCAACTTTGCATATGAGTCAGCAGATGTTCCTATATTGATTCTACCAGATGAGTACAATCTAAAGGAATAAGGAGGAGTTTCATCATCGATAGCAAACCCACCTGCTGCAAATGTATCCTGGACTACTATATCAGGAGTGACTACACTCTTAGGAATAATATCTTCACCGGCATGTCGATGGGTCAATAAAGACTTTTCTGCTAATGCATCGCTGACATCAATCTGTTCTGATAAAGTTCCTGTGATAGTTCCCCATCCAGCATTAGCAGGAACATAAAACTCTACTCCTGATTCGTCTTCTTTTACTCTAAGAGCCTTAAAACTATGAGTTGCATATGAATCAGGAGTATCATTTAACCTTGTGAAAGTATAGAAGTTTTCAGTAGATGGAGTACTTCCTGTCCCTGTTGGAGTACCTAATGCCGTAGATGAAACGTCCACTGATGTTTGTGAAGCTGTTCCCCTTACAACAGAAATTACTGAAGAGTTAATGGATGCCTTTAAGTATGGCTTAACCAAGATGTACACTATCTCAGGAAACTCTTGTTCAGAACCTCCTCTTGATGGTGCTTTAGTCAATGACATACCAGTCAAGTTCACAGATTGGAAATCATCTAATCCATGACTTAATGTCAACCACAGTGCTGTTTCAGTCTGTGCGTCTTTTATAGCTTGTGGGATGGTATCTGAAGGAACAGGCAGGTTAGCATTCTGTGATCTGAAAACTCCTGTTCTCGGAAAGGCAAGGGCTTGGATGTAGTTACGTTGTGTTCCTGCGTACGTAAAATTGTCGATCATCTTGGTTGCTACTTTAAGAGCATATTCCTTTTGGTGCTCTTCAAGTAAGAACCATTGATCAGAATCAAGATTTGATCCTAAGTAAGCATCAGCTTCTTCAACAGTAACGTAGCTAACACTTGTTTCGCTTCCTATAGCTGTATTGATAGCCATTGTTAAAACTCCTTCTATAGAATTAATGGTGTGGATTATTAGTCCACACCATTAGTATGCTTTTGTGCTACGTTACTTTACTGATTAAGTGGTCAGGATAATAGCACCTGGGCCCATTTTAACACTTGCTACCTGACGATCCCAGTTAGTAGTGGTTGTGACCGCGGTCATCTCAGGATTCAATCCGCCATTAGTTACATCCCAAGCAAATCCTTTGACGCCTACGTTGAAAGCAAACTCACCTTGATATCTGAACATGATATTTTCGGTTCCGGTTACTTGGTCATAAGCAATAAGATCTTTTTCGGACTCATTACAGGTAACAGCACCGCGAGTAAGTGCCAAAGTACGATACTTAGTACCAGTAGCAGTATAGGTGAGGTGAGGACAATCGGTAACGATAACAGGACGTCCAAAGGTAATTGGAGAACCATTATAGATTGCGAATGAGGTAATGTCAAACAGTTTGTCAGTAATGACAGCTTTCACCAAGTCATAGTACACTTTGGAATGCATAACCCAGCAAGTAATCTCAGAAGCAGCATCACCCAACTGGGCCATTGCATCAACCATCAATCCGTAACCAATGGCTGCGGATGCGTCACTTGTGGTGGAATCAGCATTTGCTAACAGAGCAGCAACACCGGCACCAAGAACAGCATTCAATTGGTACTTGGTCTTCTCTTTGGCAACTTGCTGACCGAGGTAATAGGAAAACTCATCCATTGCGATGTCGGCTTTCTTCAAAGCATCCATAGTTACATCAACAGGACCAATCTTACCATTCAGCTTGACAGACACGAGCTCTTTCTGAGACGGTCCGAGGATTGTAGCAGCCGCCATTGAGGTAATATCCCTACGGGTTACAGAGTCAGTGATCGTAGCGAACAGACTCTCCATGGAATAATGCCCTTTCTTGAAGAAGGACTCAAGGACGATTGCATTGTTACTAGCAGCATTGAAAGCCGCCAAGTTTTGAGTGACATACTCAAACATACCATCATAAAACTCATCATTGTAAATCTTGAAGCTACTATAAGTTGAACCAGCCATTTGTAAATCCTCCATCAAAGGAATTAATGTAAGTATGAATTACCATACCATTGTCAAAATATGTTTTAATCAATGGTGTATTTCCAATTAGAAAACAGGCGAGGTTAATCAGCATCACAAGGATAACCGTACGGCTATATAATCTTATGTGCTGTGACCCTCTCATAAAAAAAGAGCCTTTCTCTTTATTGGTGTGTTGAGCTTGCTAACAATGAACGAAACGCTGAACTGCCGATCTGCTTCCTAAGACTCAGCTTCTCTTTCACTGACATATTCTTTATATCAGCAGTGGCTATGCTGGCAGAACCTTTATAACCACTTCCTCTTTTAATACTGCCTTTCAACTCATCAGTATTATTGACAATATAATCAATAGCTTTATCAATCGTGACAGGATTTCCCTTGTCATCAACCAATTTAGAATTATTGAATGTTGCTGCCACTGTGACGTTTCCTTTATCATCTTCACACACTTCAAAGAACTTACTGAAGTAGTCTAGAGCAATAGCATTCGGTAGATCCAATGCTTGTAAAACTGTGCTCTCTTTCAATGATGTTTTAAGGAACAATTCTTTGTATTTATCCTTATATTTGTCGTCAGGTTGTGCAGTGATCACTTTTTCTTTCGTGGATACCTGTGATGTATCACTTCCTCCCCTGTCCACAACAGTAGTATGATCGCTGTTACTATCAGTAGTGTTATTGTCATTTGTATTCTCCATGATTTAATTACTCCTTAAGGTCCCATTTTTGTAACAATCTAGTGAAATCTTCTTTCGAAAGACGTTTCTTATCGACTAATGCGTCAAGTACACTCAACAGACTGGACTCAACCTCTTCGATTGAGAAATCATCATTATACTTAATGAATAAATTTGAATAATCTATGTTTGCATACTTACTAGCGATCAGCCAGCACTGCTTCTCATAATCAGCAAGCCGCTTGGACCAATCCTCTAACTGGGTCTCCATCTGCATATTATCCAATCTAGCTCTGATATAACTAGTAGGCATAGTACTACGTGTACGTAACTGCCGTAGGATAATTTCATGGAGTGCGTAATAAAGATCCTCTATTGAAAAGCGTAACTGATCAAGAGGCTTATTGGTGGGCTCAACGTAGCTGATGGATGAATCAGTAAATGAACTTCTTACAGCATTACCAGGATTAAGAGTGAATGTATTAATCTCTTCATCACTGAATCCTCTAAAGAACAAGAAGGACACACATGAATAAAACTCTGCTATGTCTAACTCATTCTCTTTCTGGAATAACTTCTTAATCACTCCTGAAACATCAGCAATCAATGACCTTCCTACCATATCAGATACCTTATGGAAGTAGAAAGGGACTAAAGGAACAATTCCTAAGAAATTCTTTCCTTGTTTAATGACCGTTAAACCGCCATCTGTATCCTGAAGGACTTTGTATGAATCTCTTTCAATGACTCGGTATCTATTCACCAATGTATGTGGTGTATAAGCATCCACAGATGAATAAAATTGTTCAGTCAATGTAACAAACTTTAATCCTTTTTCATCGAATCCCCAGTTTATCACATCTTCTGGCTTTACTGAGATGAATTTAGGTAACTGCTTTTCATCATCAAAGTCAACATACACAAAATGAACTCCTGTGATCAATGACTGTAATGAAACACGTGAAAAGAATGAATTAATATTGCCTTCATCAGTAACAACAGAAGCATCCAACGTATCACCGATAGGGGTCTCTCCTATTGTTCTTGCTGGTGCTTTTCTCCATATATGTGAACTCCATACAGAACATACAGGCTTGATGTAATTCTTATACGTGGAACGAGTCACTCTCAGATCATACTGTAAGTCAGACTCTAGATGATGCCTTAATAAATACTGAGGATTATTGGCGATATCCGCACCTTCGTACAGGTTTCTCCAATCCATGTAAAGAGCAAAATTAAGATTGTAGAATGGATGCTTGATTATTGTTGATGGCATTAAAATTCCCTCCTATATTGAGAACTTGGTTAGTCTGTTTGAGTTAGGTAATGTAAATTCAACACAGCATAAGTAACCTAAAGCTGTTGTCACATGCTGGAAGGAATCTGAATCATCTTCAATGTAAGCTGCACCTTTCTTTAACTTGGTCAACTCCATACCTCTTATTAGCATCTTGCAATTTGGATGAATCTTAATAACTGTTTCACCATTGACATTTTTCAACAGTGAATTCATTATGTTATGTCTATACCTGACTGGAGGATTTATGGAAGGCACTCTTAAATTAGTAAACCCACTTGACACAATAATATCATAATCACTTCTATTACTGGTTGAGTCTCTTGCCTTACCTGTGGCGTCCCCGTATATTACACAATGTTTTAAATCATATGTAGTTCTGTATTTTTCCTTTAACTCGTATAGGATCTGGTCTGTACTTAATCCTTGAACAACTAATTCATTTAATACATGTAAGCAAGGTTTTCCATTTGACTTACCCATCTGTGCCATAATCAATGAAGCTGGCTTATTTACACCTATGTTAAAGTCAAATGAAAGTAACAAAGGTAATCTTGGTTCGTACTCTAATGTGTTGCATACATGAAGCTTTCTATCAAAATTGTAATAAATGACATCTGACTCTAGTGCTACCCATTTAGCTAACACCATCCTTTCAAACAATCTTTCTGAATATGATGACTTTAATCCGTCTATGTATCCTTCTGGTAAGTTTGGATTCTCGTAAGTAGTCGCATATATCACATCCATGATCTTAGGATCATAGTTAGTAACAAAACACTCATAAAGCCAGCAAGCAGGGTCATCTAATGTAGTGGTTAATAATCCTTGTAACTTTTCAGACTTTCCTCTTAATCGAGCAAACACGACATCAAGAGCATCTTTATTAGTCTGCCAAACCTCATCTAACCAAAACCAATCAACTTCTATACCTGATATGTTCTCATATGACTCTAATGATCTGAACAATATCGTCTTTACTGCACCATTCACAGACACTTCAACTTCAAATGGTCTATGTGAACGAGGAGGTCTCCGTGGGCGTGCTATTATTCCAAGATCATCAAACAGTTTGTACAACGCTACTACTGTAGTATCAAACATCTGTGTGTATGAATTGGAAGCAATCAATCCCTTGGAGACATCCGTCCTTAAGATCTTATTCAGAGCCCACAAAGCTCCGAAGAACGTCTTTCCAGCACCAACTCCCGCCCCCACAAATATAAACTTCTTATTACTTTGTAGAACAGTCTTTTGGTATGGATGTAACTTAATCTTATGCTGCTGCATTTACTCAATGATAATCTGTACTGCGTTATCATTGCCTGAATTCACCACGACCTGCTTCTCTACGTATCCGCGTTCTTTGCCTTTACACTTCAGGAAAAAGCATATAGCCCAGGACTCACCGCGTTTCATTGCTTTCATCAACTCTAACTCTGCGTAATCAAGCATTGTCTCCTTGATATGAGTCACCAGTCCTTTCAGCTTATCAGACTTATTCACTCTTACTGAAAGACTCGTATAGTGCATGTTCAGCTTCTCAGCAGCCTTGGACATAAATCCTCCGCATGCTAGTAATGCTGTAGCCACTTCTTCATCAGATCGTGAAAAAGGTCTTCCCCTCTTGCCGGTCTTCTCAATACTGCGATCACTCTCCTGTAATGCTGACATGATCTCTATCACGAAAGGATCTTGATCAAGTGGAGTGAATGTCGGAGCTGGTTTTACTGGTTTCATTATCTTCAAGCCTTTATAGTTAGTGTATTAAG